TGACGGTATCCATAGCCGAAGTCCAAATCTGGCCTACACGGCTGTTTCTGAACTTTTCCCCTATGGCCGACAGCTTGCCGCCGGTCAGATTGTCAATAAAGTCCAGACCGAAGGTGCTTGCTTCCCGAATGCCGGTCATGGTGGCTGCTACTATGCCCTTAAGCCCTCCGCCGTTTTCCTCATAGGCGGAACGAACGGCATCAAGCTTCGTCTGTGCTGTGGTTGTCAGTGCATCCATGCCAATGGCAGTGGCATTCTTGACGGTATCCATAGCCGAAGTCCAGATCTGGCCTACACGGCTATTCTTGAATTTCTCCGCTATAGCCGACAGTTTGCCGCCGGTCAGCTTATCAATGAATGTCAGGCCGAATGTGTATGCTCCCTTTACCGCTTCCATGGCTGCCGCTGCTGCGCCCTTGATTCCGCCGCCGTTTTCCTCATAGGCGGTACGTACAGCGCTGAGCTTTTCCTGCGCTGTGGATTTCAGCGCGTCCATGCTTGCGTTCCATGCGGTTTTGATACCGGAAGCAATGGCGTTAACGCCGTTGCGGAATCCTTCGCAATGGTTATACAGCAAGACAAATCCAGCAACCAGAGCAGCAATTCCCGCCACGATCCAAGTTATTGGGCTGGTCAGCACCGTAATGGCTACACCTGCGATTTTGGCACCGGCACCTGCCAGCTGGAAGGCTGACGCGCCCGCTTTCATCGCCGCCGAAGCTCCTTGGAATGTGGTCACAATTTTTCCGCCTGTGGTAATCAGATTACCAACAATGCTGATACCTTTACCGGCCACGGACAGCACCGGGCCGGCTGCTGCCACAACTGCGGCGAAGGTTATAACGGCCTTTTTCTGGCCTTCGTCCATGTTTTTCAGCTTATCCGTCGCTTTTTCGATAACCCCGGCAAACTGTTCAACGTATGGTGCCAGCATACCGCTGGCAACCTGACCGAAGTCCAGGGCGGCATTTTTTACCAGATTGAACGCGACCTGAGCTTTGCGGTTTTTGGTTTCCAGTTTCTCCAGAGCCGATTCTGTACCGCCTGCCCCAGCCTGAATACCGGCCAGCATTTCATTAAACTGGCTTGTAGACCCGCCTGCTTCTACAAGACCGTTTTCCACGTCGGAAACACTGTTGCCCAACAGAATCAAGCCCGCTTTTGCCGCCTCCGCAGAGCCGAACATATCCGTAAATTTCAGCCCTTGGTCATCTGCCGCGGCGCTGACAATTCCCAGCACATCGCCCAAGGTGTAGCCCTCCGCCATCAGGTCAGAGAAACCTTTCCCTGTTTCATCTTGCAAGGTTTTGGCAACTGTGCTGCCGGACTTGTTCAGCTCGTTCAGCATGCTGTTCATGTAAGTTGTGCTTTCGGCGGTAGCTACGCCGTTGGCAGTCATGAGCGCATAGCCGGCACACAGCTGGTCAAGGGATACATTCGCGGCGTTGGCGGTGGGGATGATTTTACCCATGCTGCTGGAAAGCTCTGCAACCGTCGTTTTACCAAGGTTCTGGGTTGCTATCAGGTTGTCGGAAACGTTGGTTACTTCGTTCGCTTCCAGCTTGTAAGCGTTCATGATTGTGGTCAGCAGGTCCAGAGAGTTGCCACTGTCCGCAAAACCAGCGCGGGCCAAATCAGTGGCGTGCCGTACAAAATTCACGGCGTCACCGGTCTTCTGGCCGGCACTGATCGCATTATATACGTTCTCCGCGATTTCCCCGGCCGCTATGCCGCTTTCGTCGCTCAGCTCTAGGATAGCCGCCTGCAGGTCTTCCAGAGGAACTTCCGTAGTGTCCGCAATGGTCGATACTTTGGCCATGCTGTCTTCAAAGTCCCATGCCATTTTTACGGTAGCAACTCCCGCCGCCGCAGTGGCCGCAGAGATGGGCATAAGCTTATTGCCGATACCTTCTACCGTGCTGCCAAACTCGGAAACTTTTTTTCCTGCCTGCTGCATGATTTGCCCGGCGGCTCCGCCGAACTCAACCAGCTGATCCTGCAGCCGCTCCACATTCGCGCGGGCGGCTTCCAGCTGCCGTTGGAATTCAAGGTATGCGCCCCGGTCGATATCGCCGGAAGCATACATTTTTTCTACGTCGGCCTGTGCCGCTTCCAGAGTTTTCAGCTCTTCACGGGCTGCACGTACAGAATCAGTAAGAACTTTCTGCTTTTCTGTCAGCAGGGACGCGCTGGAAGGGTTGAAATTCAGCGCCTTGTTTACGCTTTTCAGCTCTCGATTTAGGCCAATGCTCTGCTTTTTCACGGTGTCCAGTGCCTTGCCCAGACCCGTTGTATCGCCGTTAATGGTAACGGTAATTCCTCTTATTTTCTGATCCACGGGTTACCCTCCTTTCAGCCATATTTTTGGTGCAGTTTTTCCGCGTCCGGCGTTGTCTGCTGAATCCGCCACGCATCATGCAGCCATTTCCTGCCTTCTTCCGTCTGGGCATTCGTTGTCACAATGGCGTCGTGCAGTAATGCCCAGTAGGTGAATATGTCCAGTTGGTAGACATCAAACAAAGAAATGCCCGCATAATCAGCAACAATTTTTTGTCGCTGCGTGGTGATCCCGAACGGAACCCCCGCGCCATCCTTGACCGGATAGCTGGGGGTTATCAGTTTGGGTTACTGGCTTTTGTGTTGTTCATCCAGCCCAGAAAATCTTCAATCAGCGCAGACAGCTGGTCGATATTCGCCCACCCCATCAACTTTTTGCTGGTGATTCTGACGCCCTCTTCGTTGTCCGAAAGCAAGGCGGCCGTCACACCGGCCATATCTTTTGGGGTGGATTCCTTGTCGGTAAATACCTTGTTGAAAATTTCCACGGCTTCCAGCTTCGGCGGGTGGACGTGCAGGACCGTGCCGTCTTCGGGGTTTTCAAATTCATAGTGCCGAACCCGGACTGCAGACAACTGAAACATAGTTAGCCTCCATCTGCTTCCGACTGGGTGGTTACCAGCTCGTCATCCAGAATGACCAGCGTACCGTCCTTGTCCAGAGTGTCGGCGGTAATCTCGGAATCAACGGTGGTCTCGTTTTCGGGCTGGAAAGCCATGGAAATGGCACCCGTATTCTTGCCGGTAACGGTAATCCGCAGCTTCCGGCCATCGTCGCGGGTATGGACAAACCGCCACAGATAACGCTTTTTGTTCAGATTGGACAGTCCGCCCAGCTGGAACAGACGATGGCCTTTCTTGGTGGTCTCGTCAATGCGGGCAGTCTGGATCAGCGCCTGAATGTACTGCGGCACCCAAGTGATAAGGCCGGTCTTAAACGTGACCGTCTCCTTGGTGATGATGGTCTTCTTTACACGGCCTTTGTCGTCCTGAACCGTCTGACTGTCTGCGGAGTATTCCAGAGTTGCGCCACTCTTGATATTCCCCGCGCGGTTGCTGTCGGCCTCGATTGTGGCATCTTCCGGAATTGCCCCGGAAAACTCGACAATATACAGGTCGCCGCTGCCCAGAATGATCTCGTCGCTGTTGTCGATGGTGTTGGTATTGGTGTTGCTCATTTTTTAGGCTCCCTTCGTTGTAAACGTAAAATGTACGGAATACGGCTCACCGTCCGGGAACCTCTCAATTTCGATGGTTCCCAGACCGGCAAGCGCTTTTCTTATTTTGCACTCAAGTGCAACGTCCTTGTTTGCAGTAAATAGGGCAATGGTCCACATGATCGTTTTCACGCACACACGTCCCAAATCGTCCCATGTGTCCTTCTCTATGGTTCTGATGACCATATACGGAAGCGGAACAGTGACACCGTTGACCGGCACCGCTGCTTCATCTTCCCGCCGAATGCCTGTGCTGTCCAGCCTGGTTAGAACCTTCTCGCGGCTTGTCATTTCGCCTTGCACGCCTCCTCACACCTATGCTCGAATTCAGCCTGCCACTTATCCGCAGCCGGCTGAATATGCTTTTTCGGCTGCACAATGCCCTTGTGCCCTCGCTTTTTGTGCGGGTATTCCAGCAGGTGGGTAAGCTGGTAGTTTGTCGCGTTTTTGGCTGTGGCTGTTGTGCTGCCCCGCCCGTTGCGCTTGATTTCGCAGCGCCACCCTTTTTTATAAGCCCCGGTCCTTTTCGGGCTTGCCTGCCTGATATCCTTTGTCATGGACTTCCCGCAATCTTCCACGGCGGCGGACACTTTGTCCATTACATCGCCTGTGTACTCTTTCAACACGGCAGTTATCTCAGCCGTAAGGTCAAAATCTGCCACCGGTTCCCGCCTCACTTTCGTCAAACGCAATCAGAACCGTGGGATTTTCCAGAGTTAGATCGGTACATTTGGGCAATGTGTCATTGATCTTCTGAGCCTGCAATACTTTGTATTGCTGATCCCCGATGGTCACGAAAACGCCGGGTTTCACAAAGTCCATTTGCGGAATCCGAATAAGCATTTGAATGGTGTGTCCGGCTTGCTCAGCGTCAAAATTGCGGCGTTCGCCGACCGTGCGCTCCCTGTAGCGTACACCGGACAGCAGCAGAACAGGCCGTTTTCCACCGTCCAGCTGCCACAGTTTGCAAACGCCATCCGGGAAGGATTCAAACTGTACTTTCTTCTTTGCCACAGCCGAATCCCTCCGCAAGACGCAGGTTTACAATTTCCGCGCGGTAGTCCTCTTCAAACTCCGCCCGGCGATTGTTTGCCAGATACCACACGCATTCTATCAGCAAGCCGCGATATTCCGGACCGGTCAGGTCAAGATCAGGGCTGCCAGCCCTGGCCCGGAGAAGCGCTTCCGCTTCCTCAATGGCAGCGTTCACATTGGCGCTTTGGGCTTCGTCCGGCTCCCATGTATAGTTCATACGGTTGAGCGCAAGCTTGTAAACCTGCTCCTTTGTCAATGCTGCCATGCGTTAGCCTCCTTAGCCCGTCTGGGCCTTGGTGTTCACAGTGTTGGTAACGGTGGTGGACACAGTACCCGCAACCTCCACAATGGTGCTGACGATGCTTTCCAGTTCGGAAACGTCCAGCAGCAAAAAGGCGTACTTGTCCATGGGGCAGCCATTGCCCTGGAGTTTGGCCTTGTATGCACGCTGATCTTCCAGGAACTTGACGGAATCGTCGGGAATGATGGTACCCTGCTTACCGGAAGGACCTACGCCGATGAAGTAGTACGGGGCAATGCCGATGACGGCCTCGCCTTGCTCAAGGGCGGAACTCTGGAAGATTTCGGCGGGGATGGGCAGCACATTGGTCACGTACTGGCCGCCCACCAGCAGCGTGGTGGCCGCGAAAACCTTTTCCCAGTAGTCAAAGGGGTTGAACACGACGATAACGTCGCGGGGATCGACGACGCGGGCAGTCTTGCCGGTGCTGTCGTTGGGATCGCGGGCAAGCTTTTTCAGCAGCGCGCCCATGGTTGCCGGGTCAAGCTTCTTAACCTTGACGGGGGTCTGCTTGGCGTAGCCGGTGGTGGGGCTGACGTCGGCCGCCATGTCCCGGATCATGCCGATAGGCTCGTCTT